AAACCAAGACCGCCCGCTTCACCCTCTGGGTGCTGCAGGTAATCGCTGGACAGACCGTAGAGTGGCGCAGATTCGAGTTCTCGAACCTTATGCCACTTCATGTCGCTAAACACACCGAAGTCACGGAAGTTCTCTCCGCACTCTTCGCGAGACTCAGTCGTCACTCGATTCGACAGCTTGTACTCTTCCTTCGGGTTCTCCCGGAGGCTGTGCCGAATCTTGATCTGAGCCATCTTGTTAAACATGCCTGAAGTGATGACGGCTTCCATCGCCTCTTCAGACATGCTCGTGATGCGGTCTCGGTAATTCGGCCCGAAGTCCTGCTCAAGGCAAGGGATCAGGTCGATGTCCTCGGAAGTGATCGTCTTCGCGTCAAGCAAACCGTTCAACTGCTCGAGAACAACGCTTCCGTGCTTCTTATGGGAAGCCAGAGTTTTCAATGTCAATTGGCGATTCGCCATGGCTGTTTCCTTAGAAACCAAAATGAGAAAGTTTCAATCCACGCCAAACGTGGATGGCGAATTTAAGCCGAGAACTCGACTTCTGCGTAAGCAGTTGCAGTTGGACCAGAGTCATTCACTGCCTTGAACACGATATGTGCTGCTGTGCTGCTCTTCACGATCTTGTCGTTCACAAGAGCATTGCTGCTCGCGTTCTTCGCGAACGTGAAGCCCTGCCCACGAACCCAAGTCGTCGGCTCGGCAACGCCGCTTGCATCAACGATCTGGTATGCACGAGTCCATGAACTTCCGGCTCGGTAACGAGCAATCGGGATCCCATCCGGACGAGCGTTACAAACGCCGTCTTCAGAATCGATCTCGCCTTGCGCGACACCCTTGAACGCAGCCTTTGCATCGACTCGAGTCGTCGCAAGGTCAGTGTTCCACGCCACGTCAGTGCTAATCAGTGCGGCAACCAGTCGGCTGTCGGTCGTATTAGAACCCAGAAAGTCTCCAGCGCAGATATCCACCAGAGTCGTCGGCAGTTCCATTGAGGAACTGTCTTCGTCACGGCAGTATTTCCCGTACTGGTTTCGAACATCAGGACAATTTGGCATGTGCCATCTCCAAAAACATTTGTCAGGAACAATCCCGAGTCAACACCAGGGAAAACTACTTCGCTGCAAGGCCGAGTTCTTTGCTCAGGTCGAAACCTGCTGAACTGCGGCCTGATTTCGCTCGGCGAGGGGCGGTCGTTTCTTCGACCTGTTCCTTCGCTGCGCGAGTGATCGGTTCGTCGTCATCTTCGAACTCGTCGTCCGTTTCGACGAGCATCGGTGACAGTTTGCTTAGGACGGACTTCAATTTGGTCCGGTCCTTCATTTCGCATGCACACTCGACGATTTCCGTCATCAGTGCGGCTTCCAGTTCCACGCCTTCGAAGATCTTTGTGATCTCGGTCGTGACTTCCACCTTCAAGGCAGACGCCAGTCGCTCTGATTCCAGTGCGTCCAGACGAGCCTGAAGGTCGGCAGTTGCCTGCTTCGCCTTGGCGAGTTCCGCCTGTTCAGTGACGGTGTCTGAAGACTCCTTCACCAACTGAGCGACGAGATCAGGATGCTTTTCTCGGAGGGTCTTGATATCCAGTTCCATGTCATCTTCCTCGGTTTGTGCCGACTCAAAAAGACCTTCCGCAGTCGCGGGATCAGTCACAATATCGATTGATCGAACGGAACTGATGGACTCCACCAGAACGTCGCCGTTCTGATCCGCCTTCCCAGTCTGCACGCTCGCGTTAATGCTCATTCCGAAGGATTTCGGGGAATTCAGAACGTCCCATACGAATTGCTCCGCAACAGGATGCTTTGGATTGAACCGAATGTTCCCGAAATGCCCGAGACCCGCTCGGTATTCGACCTTCCCTTCCACAACAGCGAACTTGTCCTTGTAGGACCGTGGCGCCGTCGCAGTGGCAGGATGGTCGATGTAAATCTTCGCACCTTCGAGGACAGCAGCGCTCTTCCGAACGCCGGCAGTGTCGTAGTTGCGTCGATTTTTTGATCTGAGTCCCAGAAGCTTCACCCCTTTGATCAGGCCAGCCTCGCGATCGATCATCGCCTCGGTGACTTCACCGAAGCTCTGCTCGGACTCGAGTGCCTCTTCAGGTTTTCGCTTTGAAAGACTCATTTCGTTCCGCCTTTTCCACCTTTGGGCTTGTTCTTGCCCTTATTGCATGAGCACATTGGCTTCTCCTTCGTTTTTAAGAATCCAAAATAACAACTGCAACTGTGTTTACTTAGGAAATCCCTTCGAAACTCCTTTTTCTTTCGTAGGATCGGCTTTTTTCTTCGGTTTCGGTCCCGGATCGGCATTCGCCGTCGCTGCATGCGGGCTTCCGAGCGGCAAAGGCTGCTCTGCTGATCGTTCGATCTTGATCTGAGCCTGCTGTGAATCCCGCTCGTATCCCTCGGATGCCAGCCAGTCCTTACCAGACAACTCGCCGGCCTCGTAAAGAACCTGATTCACTTCAAAGTCTTCTTTCCGATTGCGAGTCTGCACCCGAGGCGGCTTAATGTGCATTCGCACAGCATCGACATCAGTCTCAGTGAGATCCATCACTCCGCGACTTGCCGCATACTTCAACGCCTGCAGCAGGATCCGTTCATCCTCTGACACCATCAGAGCCTGCTCGAACCGCATTGCCTTGTGAAACGGGCCTTCTGAGACCAGTGTCGAGGCGAAATTCCCTTCTGACACGTTTGCTGTCAGCATAAACTCCGGCAATTTCATCCCAGAGGCGCACGCGCGGAGCAGATTCACCAGCACTTCAATGTGATTCGTAAATCCCTGACCGGTCGTCGGAAACTCGTAGTGAATCGATTCCGGCTTCGTCACGACACCAGCCGCAGGCATCCCGAAAGTCTCGTACTGACCCGAAGACCCTGCCCCACTCTGCTGCGATGCCAGCCACGATCCCAGCTTATCTGCGCCCATGCCCGCCTGAATCGTGCGGATCGCACCGAATGCAGCCTGGAAACCGGAGACTCGCATCAGATTCGACAGGAGCTTCTTCGCCCAGATCATTTCCTCGCGAACTGGCCAGTAAAGCGTGTACCCTCGCGGATCATTCGCCAGGCAATTCCGCTTTCGATGCTGGACAGTGGTGGATTCCACTAGAGCCAGAGTATCCGGCAAAACGCCCATCGGAGTGACGTAGGCCAGATCCGGATACCACTGATTGTTGATGTAGTACCCAACTGGACGGTATCTGATGTCGTTCGTGCGGCGGACGCCAAATAAATCGATGAACGGCTGTTTTTGCTGCTGATTCTCAGGGTCTGAGTCGTTGTACGTGCTGTTCGGGTCGTCCTCAAGGTCGGTCGGCTCTGCAAAATTGGTCCGCAGGATCCCGTCGTCGCTGTAATGCAGCAAATCCCAAGCTTCGCCATGCCGGTCCAGCCGCTGGCTCGTTTCTGATTGCCGCTGGAACCACTGGTTTTCCTTGAACCACTGCTCGAGGAACTTCTCCACCTTCTTGACGGAGCCAGAACTCGTGTCCTTCTCGTCGCGGGGCTTCACGGTGACCACATGCCCTGTGTCGGCGATGTAGTACGAGCGATTGTCCTTCGCATTCGTGCCCCAGCACACGCGGGACAACGAATCACCAAGGATCATCGTGTCCTTCACGTCCTGAATGTTCTCGTAAGGATCCTCACCGCCATGCGGGTACTCATCGCCGTTTTCGTCCGTGCGAGAGTCGTTACTGCTGAGTTCTTCGAATACCTCACGCGCAGCCTTCGACAGGCTGATCAGCATGAGCTCATTTTCGACGACGAGTGAATTCTTCTGTTCCGGCATAATATTCTCCTGTGTGGAGAATACGGTCTTTATTCGGCGGACGCAATGTTCTGTAGGTTCGTCTCGACGATCGCCGGAGTTCTCGCCTGCTTCCACCATTGGTACGTACTTCGGCCAAAATGCTCAACGACGCCGCCCCATGGAGTCGGAACGAAGCTCTGGCAACAAATGAAACTCAGCGTCTGCGTGATCAGGAACTTGTACTCTTCGCCCTTGCATTTCGAACATCCGCCGCGAGGCATCGGTAACTCCTTCAGTTCTATTTCGGCTTCCTTAGATTCTCAAAATACGTCTGTAAATGGGTCGGCATATTGCACGCCATCTCGAGACTGTCAGGTCCGTCGTCGTGCTTCCCTTTTGCAGCGATCCCGTCGAAATTCTTCAACTGGTTCACCAGCAGTGTCGTTCCCGGATTCTGCAGGAACCGGAACTGTCGCTGCTTGATAAACGGATCCAGTCGGCGAATTCGCATCATCTTGTTGAGCGTGTCCTCAACTGGAATAATGATGTTCCCTGCCTTCAAATACCGGCTCAGCGCGTAGTCCGGATTATCAACGGCAAATCGCATGATGATGTCGATAAACAGTGACTGGAACTGCAGGGCCTCGATCCCAATCAAATCGCCGGATCTGATCCGGTGGTGTTCCTGATCGCAGAAAAGGAACAGGTCCTCAACAATCTCGCTTGGTGCGCGACGTTTCATGTCGCAGTCGACGTATTTCAGGTCGGATGTCGTTGTGACGCAGGCGATGGATGAGTAGTCGCCCTTTTTTATGCTCTTGCCTTTCGATGCGTCGATTGAAAATGAGTTAAAGCATTTGCGAGTGGCTGGAGTCGGGTATGCGTCAAGATCGCAATAGATACCCATGAACAGCGTTCGGTCCCACTCGGTGTCAGTGAGTGATGATGCGAGCCAGTTGCCGTCAAGGAACCTCTCACGCTCTTGAGTCGGGAGCGCCATCAATCGCCGATGGTACGCCGGGTCAGACGCCATCATCGCTTCATTGTCAGTGATGCGCGCCGGAATGAATGTCATTGAGGTTGATAGTTTTGTTCCCGATTCGTCGAATACCGGATCGTCCGACCAAACAAACTTATCCTCTTCTGTGACGAAGTGTCGTACGACGCCTGACTTCGCGTAATCCGGATATCCAGTCTCTGGGTTCAACCACCAGTGAATCAGTGGAAATAAGAAACTCGAATTGTCCGGATTCGCCGTCATTCTGAGCGTCGGCTTGATCCCAGACTTCGATCGACATCGAGACCAGAAGAACATCACGTTCTGAAGGGTGAATGCTGCTGATTCGTCAATTCCGACCCAGTCCCACTGCGCTCCGAGATATTGCTCGATATCTTTGTCGTACTGAAGCGTGTTGAGTGAAACTTTCCCGCCTGAGGGGAAGGTCCATTCTGATCTTGTTTGGTTGAACGTGGCGCCGAGTGGCGTGTAAATCAGTCGAGTCGTGTCTAGCAGACCGCCCGCCTGAGTCAACTGCGGGTAGGTCTTACGAAAGAGGGCGCATCGTGCGTTTGGTGATGCTGTCGGGCCTTGAACGTGACGTAGAGGGTCAAGGCATAGAGCCCAACTCTTTCCGCCCGATGCGGCGCCACCAAACAGCATGAATTCGCTCTGTGAAGTTAGCATCTTGTACTGTGGGAGACTTAGTTTGCTGAGATCCATTTACGGCACCAAACTTCCGGATTCAGTATGCTTTGTACGAGGCGTGACCTGCTTCAACCATGTGGTCGTTCAGACAGAACAAAACTCCTGTTTCTGCATGAGGCATCCACAAATCGCCAAGCCAGCGACCGTACTTGTCGTTCAGGTTCTTGAATGTCTGGACGCGAACCTCAGACCCGATCGGCACGAGGTTCCTGAGGTAGTCTCGGGCTTCCTTGCCGCTAGGATGAAACAACTCTGGTGCGTTTATTCGATAGAAGCGAATCGGCTCTACACTGTAGAGCCTCGCGCCACGGTCGATGTTCAAAGTCATCGTGTCGCCGTCATGGATCGACAACACGGTGGCCCTGCACCAATACTCGAATTCTTTCGGTGGCATATGTTACTCGATGATGTTCGTCGTCGCTGTGAAATCGTGACTGACTGCTGTTGTCTGCCATGGAACCAGAGGAGCAAGCTGCGCGGCATTCAGAGTGGCATGCGGCTTAATCGAAACACCCGTAATCGCTGCCTTCGGTCCCGATGCCTTCCGGCCTCTAGCAACCGGAATCGTCGACATCACTGCGAACGCTTTCTCACGAGCCTCTGATTCAGTCTCGGCATTTGTCACGTCGATCTCGACGGTCACATTGAAGCGATATGTGTTGTTTTCTGGCACTGGACTGGTTCCTTCGGTTTGGATGGCTGTGAACTTGGGTAGAGTTATGGACGCATGACTCTATGTGGACGGAATGTTAGACAAAGATCAGGTGCGAATCAATAGTTGCCTGCTGCTCGATTGCAAATGTCCAGACATCGAGCGTAACCAGCGATGTCGACGGAATTGTCACGCTTCATCTGATGAGTTTCGCGACTCAGTTTTAGAGCGATCATGAACATCGCCACCTCACGAGCGGTGAACTCGACACCCTTCAACGCTGACCACATTGCTGCGGTCCTCTGGAAGTCCTGATCGGGTGGTCCGTATGTGTTTTGCCGATCGCCACTTGTGATCCGAAGTGCCTCTTCGAGGATGTCTTCGGTGTTGGCGTGGGGGTCGGAAGGCGTCAGTGATGTCGACTTACGCAGGTGTCTGTTGAGCATCTTCGCGTGATACGGGCATGCGGACTCATCCGCCTCTTCTCCTTGGCAATGTCTCTCGATTGCCCTCTGAAGAGCAATCGAATACTTGACCTGCTTGTCATACCTGACTCCGAATGGATCGTCTGGATGGATATCGACTTCCATCGCCTGAATTTGGTCTTCGGATTTTGTTACTTCTTCGATTGAAAATGTCACTGTGATTACTTCCCTTTCATTTCATTTCATTTTTTGTTCAATTGAAGCGATGCGATCGCAAATTACCTTGAGGCTCTCGCTTAGCTGCTTAATTACGTGAAAGCTGGAGTCTTCTCTTGCCTCTTGTATTGGTGAAGGCTTGAAGAGAATCTCTCTCATCCGGCAGATAACTCCCGTGCCTCCGGCAATCCGAGGAAGAGACTTTGTCAGATCCATGTGAACTACCTTCTGCGCGAGCAGGATCAGTTCCGTAATGCTTTCATCTGGAATTTCTTCTCGTGTGTAACGCTCTCGGTCTCGCATGTGATTATCTCCTGTAATGAAGGCCTGCTCTCACCATCCAACATGGACGGCATCCGGATTTCTGTGCGATCACGCCACCATTTTCGTCTCGGAAGTACTTGCCGTCGAAATATGTGCGTGGGGGCGGCACCTGACGATTGCGAACGGCAGGTGGCTTTGGTTTCTTGGGTGGGCGAGCGGCGGGTGGTGGGCGATGGATCGAGGTGGCGAGGGAGTCTGATTTCTTTGTTGGCGGGAGGCGTGGGCCGACGAATTTGGTCTTCGAACGGGCGATCCGCTCGGCATCGGCTCGCTGTGTTGTGGTGTAGGTGAAGTCGGCGGCGAGGATGGGCGAGGTAAGGATGAGCAGGGCGATGAGGGGACGCATGGGGGTTCTTTCTACAGGAATTCGTTGAGTCTTTCTTCAGCCAGCCTAAGTTGGTACTTCAAGTCGTCGATCTCCGATTTCAGCGGATCCGTCTCACTCTTAACGCAGACATCGCACGGCTCGACAGTTACCTGTGGAGTATTCCTTGTTCGCGAGTTCCTGCCCTCCGATTTAT